TTATAATATCTTCACCTCCAAAAACATAATCATCTACTTCAAAGTATCCAGAAATGTCTGTAATCCAATTAGAAATATTTGAAAGAATAGGTGTTGTAGTAACACTTTGAGTTCCTTGTGTTAAACCTAGGGCTTTTTTATCGCTGTCATATGGTTGTGCAGATACATTACCACCCTCATGAGAAACTAATCTAATATTTTTAGCATCTCTATAAGTATGGGGAGGTTGTAAAGAAGGGTCCATGTCCACCTTCATTCCCTTTAAAAAAGTATTTGGTTTTCCTTTTTTTCTTAAACTCATTTCTTAAACATTAAGTAATCCATTTAAACTTTTAACTGGAACTAAAGTATTCCATATTGCAGCTGCTTTTTTCATTTCTATAGGAGAAGGCATATTGTCGTTTCCTCTAGCTTGAGCACAAAGTTGTGACCAATTTTGCTTTAAGTCCATATATATATATCTAGGAAGTTCTCCGTTAAAATAATCTCTTGATTTATATTTAAACATAATATAAGCAGATACAGCATCTTCATGATTATCTGCAATAGTAGGAAAACCTTCATCATCTGTATCTATAGCGTAATAAGCTATGTCTATAGACGAAATATCACTAGTAGAAATATTTATAGTATCTTCTGTTAGATAAAAAGTATTTTGTTTATCTACATCAGAAGGAAAGGATGCTGAACTTTGTGAAAAAT